AACATTATTTATCGCAGGTTATGGGAACGTAAGTTCATGGTTTACTGCGATACTAATGAGAATATTTTAGAGTGGGGAAGTGAAGAACTAGTAATTCCCTATAAATCCCCTCTTGATAACAAGTGGCACAGATATTTCCCAGATTTCTTTATCAAGTATCGTGACAGTAAGGGAAACATCAGACGGTCTATCATTGAAATTAAACCTAAAAGGTTTTGTGAGGCACCTAAGGTCCAATCAAGAAGAACCAAAAAGTATCTCTATGAAGTGACTGAATATGCCAAGAACCAGGCAAAGTGGGAAGCAGCAAAGGAGTTCTGTGAAGATCGTCGTTATGAATTCAAAGTTCTAACCGAAGATGATCTGAAAGTATGAACAGAATTCAAAATTATCGAGATAACTTCATCGGTCTTGAAGACAGTGATGATATCATGCTTGCTCTCATGGAGGTCTTAGATAAAAAATCTTGGACACCTGAAGTTGGTAAGTTTTACACTTACATCTACGCACCCAAAACTCCAAACATTGAATATGATGAATTTCCTCTGATTGCCTGTATGGAAGTTACACAATGGGGATGGAAAGGTCTAAACTTTCACTGGGGTTTGATGAGAAATTATACCTTTGAAGAGGTTCAAGGTCAACTATACGAGATCTATTCTGAAGAATTAGATAGTGCTCGTGCTCTTGGTTATGGCAAATTCAGAATAAATAGGTAAAAAAGGTTATGGCAGAAAAGATTACTCGTCAACCAGGTGAAGGTTTGAGAGAGTTCACTCAGAGGAGAGCTCTGACACTTCAACGTGACCGAAAAGATAATAATGGTAGTGGTAATGGTAGTGGTAATGGAAATAAACCATACGTTGCCAGTGAATATTGGAGATATCCAATGGAAGCTATCTTCCAAGACACTGATTATATGAGATTTAGAGTAATCAAATATCAAGCTCCTGGAATTTCAACTAGAAGTGTTAAAGATATTAAAGCAAATCCCCTAGGTGGATTAGTAAAAAGTTCACAGGATGCAGCTGGAAGTCCATCTAGAATTAAAGAAAAGACTCTGGCTAGAATTGATTTGCCGATGCCAATGCAACTTTCTGATAGAAATAGTGTTGCTTGGTCAAAGGGTGATATGAACTCTATTGCCGCATTGGTTGGATCATTTGCCGAAGAACTAGTAAAAAATCCAAATAACTCTGGGGATATTGCTCAGTATCTTGGTAATATTGGAAGAGCTATTAATAGAACAATGCAGTCCAGCCAAGCAGCTGGTATGGGTGGTCTTGTACAAGTTGGAAAAGCTGCTCTTGTCAACGTAATGGTCAATATGATTCCTGGTACAGGAAACTTTGGATTTAATGAAGCTCTAGCAAGGCAAGGGGTTGTTATCAACCCAAACACTGAGTTCTTGTTCAGAGGACCACAATTAAGAAATTTTGCCTTTGCTTACACGTTCGTTGCTAGGAATGAAAAAGAAGGACAGCATATTAAAGAAATAATCAGAAATTTTAAAATAAGAATGGCACCGAAAAAAACATTAACCGCTTTCGGCAGTGGCAATAATGTCGGTGGTGGATTCTTACAGGCACCAGATATTTTCCAAATTGAATATATGAAAGGTGAAGGTTCACACCCATACCTAAACAAGTTTAAGCTTTGTGCTTTAACAGATCTATCAGTAAACTATTCCACTGGAAATGGTTATATGTCTTATGAAGATGGGACACCAGTTGTCATAACCATGGCAATGTCATTCACTGAATTGACACCTATCTACGCAGAAGATTATTTCCAAAAAGAAGCACTAGGAGGTGTTGGTTACTAATGGCTTACTTCAGATTTTTACCCGATATTCAGTATATTTCACCATTTGAAAGTAGACAATCAAATGATGAGTATGTTCTAGCTAAAAATTTATTCAAGAGAATAAAAATTTCTGACGATGGTAGTGGAGCTGCTTTCTTATTCAACAAATACGTTATAGAAGAAGGTGAAAGACCTGACACTGTATCGGCAAAAATTTATGGCAATTCGAACTATGACTGGTTGGTTATTGTAGCTGCTGGAATTATAAATCAGAGAGACGAATGGCCATTGTCCAGTCAAGAGTTATATGAATTTTCGTTAAACAAATACGGTAATGATCTGACTGCTATCAAACACTACAGAACAACAGAGGTAAAAGATTCTAATGGTCGTTTGATTTTACCAGCAGGTCAAGTTGTTGACCAAAACTTTACTATTTCTAATCCAGATAATCCATTATCAACTCTGAATCCTGTAGAAGGTCTCACAAATTATGAGTATGAGTATGAATTGAATAGTGAGAAGAGAACTATTAATATGATTAAACCAGAGTACAGACTTCAAATCGTAACAGAACTTGCATCCCTGTTCCAATATCAACCCGATACCTCTCAGTATGTGGATGCTTTCCTGAAGAAAGTAGATAATATCAGAAAAAAATCCCCCTGATTTCTCAGGGGGATCGGTGATCAGAACTCTGCCAACTTCTGGAAGTAACTCAGAGTATCATCTTCTTCATCACTGCTAGAAGAGGAACTCAGAGCACTCAGTTCGTCCTTGAGATCCTGGGGAACAGGATTAGAACGGGCACCAAAGTCAGGAGTGTAAGAACCACGAGTATCATCCTCGTTCTCAACTTCCTCATCCATACGACGACGGGAGGGAGTGTTGCCGAGAACATAGTCCAGACGCTTCTTCAGGTCATCATAGGACTTGAACTGCTCAGCAGCAGTCAGTTCTGCAAGAGAATACTCCTTCTTCCAGATCTCCTCCAGTTCGGAGTCATCCAGATCACCCAGAGTGCCAGCACGGGCAAACTCACTGGAATCATAGTTCCAGTAACCTGCGACCTTCTTGATCTTGATCTTGAAGTCAGCACCCTGCCAGAAGTCGAAGGGATTGATGGGATCTTCGTCTTCAAACTCAGGTTGCATGGAAGACATGATCTTGTCAAAGATCTTCTTACCAAACTTGTAGAGAAACACACGACCTTCGTTATGAGGATTCGAAGGATCCTTCACGACGTAGATGTTAGCATAGTAAGAGAGTTTGCGTTTCTGCTTACGGGCAACTTCTTTGTCAGAGTCAATCCCACTGTTCCACAGCTGGGAGTTCAGTTCCGACACGGGATCTTTCTGACCCAGAGTAGTCAGAGAGTTCTCGATGTACCAACCACCAGGACCCTGGAAGGCATGAGAGTACATCTTTGCCCAAGGCAGGTCTTCCCCGTCGGGAGCAGGAAGGAAACGGACGACAGCATACCCGTTACCTGCTTTATCTACCTCGGGCTTCCAGAGACGATCGTCTCCAGAACCACCATTGCTGTTCATCTTCTCCACTTCCTTCACCAGTTTGTTAGTGAGGGAACCCAGAGAGGACTGCTTTTTGAGATTTGCGAATGACATTAGATTTGGCCTTTGACTTGTGTATTTTAGGATGATTAGGAGTCTTTGTCAACACGACTACGGACTTCTTCAAGGGTCTTTTTCATGTTACCGAACAAGACCCCAACATCGGTGTTCTTTGGGAACCCCATCATTATAGCAGATGCCTGGATTTGCTCCTTCATCTGAACCGCATCGGGATCGTCACCCGCAAGGGAGAGACGAGTCCACATGATTTGCTGCTTGTCAACCAGATTGTCAAGAAGAGTCAGGTTTTCAAGTTTCTCTTCCAAAGTAAGAGAATCAAAGGAAGCCATGTTTTGATAGATGTCTTCCTGAAGTCGGTTGATTTCTGCGAGCTCGGCACGAACTACATCAGATTTAAAGAAATCACTCACAGATCATACTCCTTAGTATTTGTTTGTGCTTTGGCACATCGATATTTAGAAAGGGTTGGTACTTCTTGATTTTGAGGGAAACCGAACCCCAGATGGGATCATTCAGTTGTTTATCAAACCGTTTCCTGAACTCAAATATTTTATCATAGATCACTAGAGTTTCTAGTGAAACTTTTCCACCAAGATACTTTTTGAGAAGAATCGGATGACCATTGGAACAGTCGAACAGTGTCTCTAATCCGTTCAACGATAGCAATTCTTCGGATTGTTCTCTGAACAAGTAGCTCAAACTCTGCGTCCTTTTGCGCCAGTTTTGATACTCGGTTTCTCCTTCTTTTATTAATTCTCCAATCCATATCTTTTCAGGGGAATCTGATGAAATAAAGTTTGCCACGAAGTAGTCACGAACTTCTTCGTCTTTCTTCTGTCTGGACATTTTTTCAAACCAATACTTGTCCTTGCGTTTGTTAAACGCAGAGACAGATGCCCTAGTCCGACCACCATACTGGAAGAAGTCATACTTCTCCTTAGTAAAGTGGTTTTTTAATGACAAATATGTTTGATAGCAATCAAACGGGGTCACTGGAATTTTGTTCTTGTTCACGAAGTTGCATCATATATTGGAACTTTTCATATGGAGACAGAGTTACATCATGGTCATAATAGAAATACTGACGACCAACACGAGGAACATCTGTCTGCCATCCATTATAGTCAATAAATCCACTTTGACTAGATGTGTGGTAATGAGTCACCTCATCTTCATCACCATCCCATCTCCAATCCGTACAAGAATCAACGGTAAGAATGGGAACGAGTGTATTCATAGATGTCATTCTAAGGAATGCATCATGCCACGAATCAAACACGATCATTTCAGGATCATCCAGTTCCATCTTCCTGCCATTAGTAGCATGGAAAATAAGATCCAGACCCATTTCCTTGATCTTGTTAGTGAGGGGAGGTTCTCGTGCTTCTCCATGACCCCACAGATCGTTACAGATGAGAGAGGCTGCGGCAGGAACATGATACCTATCTGCTGTTCTTTCTAATAGTTCAACAACGACTACGGGATCTCGGAAATGATCTCTACCAAGAACGTTTTCCATTTCATTCAAAACAAAAGTTTTGAAAGTGGCACCAACGATATGACCTTCCCTGTGGTAGTGTCTAATCTCGTTCCGACGAATAAGACCCTTTGACTCTGGTTCTTCAAAGTTTGTACCAAGATGAAGGTAAAGATTACACTTTGCTTGATGTTCTTCAATCTCTTTGAGTGCATCTTTAATCTCCTCGATATTATCTTCCCACCCACCTAGGTAACCAGAAAGAGAACACTCAGGAGTAAGAAGGTGATCGACTTCATTCTCTTTTCCCCAATCAAGGGCTTTCAAAATTTCGACTTTATTTGCTTGAATGTTAGTCCCTACAGGAATCTGAGCACCAGCAACTCTGAGCATCTGAGTTGGCATCTGGATTCCCATTGGTCCAGTTGTAAACATTGACATTTTCAATCAATAGGTAAACGAGCACGGGAGGTTTTTTTCATGAAGTTAAGTTTAAGTGCATCACACTTAATCTTTTCTTTCAGTGGTTTAGAAATAATCTTAGACACTGATTCTACTTCAATACCATTTTCTTCACAAAAGTGAACTATAGCATCTATGTAGTTCATATCTTCTTCCCTCTGTACAATCTTTTCGATTTCCATCGCAAAGGTAGTAGCAGTAAGGAATTTTTGATCAAATACTTTTTTAAGTTCTTGTTCCATATTCGGATAGTTTGTGTTCTACAAAGTTTTGGACATATTTTCCAAGTAGTTTAATATACTCGACTTTCTCTTCACCTCTAATAACATACTCTACAACTTCACCATTTTCACATGACATGAGAATAACAAACTTCTTGACAAGAATATCTGTCAATTCGTAGAACATGCAGGCATATGCTGCCGCCTGAACAAAATAGTTTTCGATCCATTCTTTTGGTTTTGGTTTCTTTGCAGTCTTAAAGTCGATAACTGCCAATTCACCATCGTATTCTGCGATGCAGTCTACGGTTCCAGCAATTCCCAAGTGGAGACTATAAAGACTATCCTCTAGGGCATGGATATTATCAATCTTATTAAGATATGGTTTTGCTTGCTTAAACAAATACTCTGACAATGGTTGAACGGAAGGGAGATCTTCGTTCTTTAGATAACTCTCAGCAAGAGAGTGCATATCAGTCCCACGACTGGTTGCTGCTTTAGTAATCTTATTAGCAGTATCTTCTCCGACCTTTTTCCTCCAGTCAAGGAAAATCTGCCTGTTATAAAAACTGGTGACCGAAGTAATGGACACCAGTCGTCGAAGTTCTTCTTCTGTGGGGAGTTTGTAGTAACGAACCCCATCAATGGTCTCCCTCTCAAGTTGAGGAAGACCAACATCAACAAAATTAAACATTAAAATCCTAGTGCCAGTTTCTTAACAAGATATTCTTTGACCAGACCAGAACGAACAATGTCATCAGTGTCAAATTCGACAATATTAAATGATTCCATTTGTTCAATGATTTTCATGAAATCAAGGATTCCATTTCTTTCATAGGACTTGGTGAGGTCGGTTTGGGTGGCATCACCACAGAACATAATTTTAGAGTTATCACCCACTCGTGTAATTATACTATCTAATTCGTGAAAGTTCAAGTTCTGACATTCATCAAC